ACAATAATAAACTCTGCAGTATGGTAATTACTTCCTTGTGTTACTTGTATTTGATATTTTACAGATCTAAAACTTGTCTTAGAAAATACATCCAAGGCAACTTCAGATACACTAGTTGTAGTTAAACTAGCAACAGTTATATTACTAAAATTTGCTTGGCTTAATAATCTAGGCATTTGCAGTTTCCAAGATACTGAGGATTAATTTCAAACTAGTATTTGCACTTGCTTGAATTTTAATTGAGTCACTAGTTTCTAAAACTAATTTTCCATCTAAAG